CCATTTGGGGGAAGAACTCTTTTTCCACGTACTGAACAGCCGCCGCAGTTTCGGGTTCTTCCTTAGAGTCGTACTCCACATGGCACCGGCTTAACATTTCAAGGAGTTGATCCAACCGGCTCATCGGTATCATAAGCCTAACATATATGTCCTTTGGAGCTACAGACTCTATAATTATATCCGACATCACTTCCTCCAAACACGCTTTATTCTGTCTCCAGATTGCTTTATGTTCAACAGCCATCCCGCCTTGGCAAACTGCTCTCCCGTAGGCTCGAAAACAGGCCGAGCGGGTTGTTTTCCTAATCCAAATTCAATCGATTTGGCATACATCGTTATAGATTTTCTGGGACCCCTGTCTCCTTTGCCATGCCAAGACTTGCCTCCAGAGTCCATTGCATTGAGAGGAATGCCGCCAACAAATCCCCACCGCTTTTTAATGACAGTAAGAGAACGAAGCAGATCCCCTTTTAAAATCCAGAAGTGACTTCCCATCCTCATGGTTTCAGTCTTCCACTTGGCATATCGTGGGCTATATGGAGGATAAGAAGTTGCAAACGTTCCCTGTGTTATATTTTTATGAAGGAGGCTGACATAATCGATGGCATTTTCATAAGGGAGCAAATCACGTTCCCTTTTCACCTGTACTTCAATCTTGCGGATGGCATTGACAATAATACCAATCTGCTGTCGATTGAACTTGATGAATGGAATTGCTATGTCACCGTAATCAGCCATATTCGCTAAGTCACATGCCTTGGATCAGGCTTTTCGTTGTTCTTGGTTTCTTTTCCCATCGCAATTGTGGCACATATGCGACATAGTGGACCCCTACTGCCAACAAACACATAGTAGGCCGATGTATCATTTCCACAATGCAGACAGTTCACTTTCTTTTCCATCACTCCCCCTATGGAGCAGTAGTTGTTGTGGTGCTTGAACTGGTTGTTGTAGTCGTGGTTGTTGTAGTCGTGGTTGTTGTAGTACAAGCCGGTCGGCTGTCTTCCACAACCTTACACACATCCACGCCGTTGAATCGATTCCGAAGAACCGTTTCTACTTTGTAGTACTCATCCGATACGATACGAATCCGATCATTGACTTCAATTCCAACTGAGGAAGCGATATACAACTCCCCAACAAAAACGTCATAGAAAGCAATCTGTTGGTCTGTTTCAAGATCAGTCCCAAAAAGAGGGTCCGAGAGAAGGGCATTGACATCCGCCGCAACAGTAGTCCACTCCGTAACCTTATGGTATGTCTGGGACGGCCAATCATCTTCCGAAGGACGCTTGACATCAACAACCACATTGGTCTTATACATAACTGCGGAGTAGTAGCTCACGGAATTCTCAAACATGTTGGGAGTCGTGGACATCAACATGTATTTGATTCCCGAAACATCTACTTGGATTATTTCACCGACTAAGGCAGGATAATCATGCGGGAGCATCAATTCGATAAAGTGTTCCCGAATGAAAGGCTTTGTGACCTGGGCGTTCAAATCATACTTAATGTAATTACCGGTGACATTGCCGGAATCCCTAAGTATGGTTGTTAAAACGCCAACCTCTATGATTGCGTCCTTGACATCTAATGCAATAGACATTAATCGGTCTCATTAGGCCCAAACAAAACCCTCTGATCCGAATCGTAGGTTATATCTTGCCCGTTTCCGTCATATGCAAACCCGGCATCGATCTGATGTCCGAACGTCTTGAAAGCATCTACTCCAGAGAATTGGTCCGGGTTATCCTCAATCGCCTTTTCGAACGCTTTATCCATTGTACTGATAAGCTTATCGTAATGTTCGAAGCGGTGTTGGAGATTGATCTGCTCAAATTTGAACTTATGAGCGGACTCACTCTGAAGATAAAAGAAAAGGTGCCTCTTGGAACGATCCTTCAGCCACTTCTCCTTAAAATCAACAGTTGTAGGAAGCGTCCATCCCGTATCTCGCAGGGCATCATCTACAGCATTGGAATAATCATCATCTACAAGATAAGAGGTAAGCCCTTTGACTTCTACTTTCAATAACGCTATGAGTTCGTTTCGAGTCATGGATTAAACCTTCAATTTAAGAGTAGGTTTCTTTGGACTCTTTTTATCTCGTTTAGGCTTAGGAGCCTTTTTAGGTCTCGGTTTTGGACTCTTTTTCTCGGTCTTCGCAGGGGCAACAACTTTCTCCTCTTGAGAAATGCCCTTGACCTGTTCCTCAAACTCCTCCTCCTCTTTCTTGAGTGGAGTAATATCATTTGAGGTCCTTGAAACAATTGTCGTTGAGGTCTTTGTGTTGCTTATGACTTCAGAAACAGGGACCGGTGGGGGAGCCTTTCGTTCAAGGACCTCCACCGTCCCCGTTCTGCGCCTGACCTCTTTCAAAAGCGTGTCTGGGATAACAGGGATCGCCCTGTTTGGAAGCTCAAGCCCCGCTTCCCAGACACTACTACCCGCTTTTAACGTCTTTATCAGACGGATTTTTGTGATCATGTCACTCCTCCTCCGCTATTAGGCGGTGGTGGTTGTGGTAGAGCTGGTTGTGGTTGTGGTTGTGGTAGTCGTAGTGGTCGTCGTTGTGGTGGCTGACTGACCGGCTGTTGCCGTGACATCAAGGATGTAGACCGCATCCCGTTGCATGAGAACGGGCAAGCCCTTATCCTGTACACGGACCCACAATCCTTCCGGATCCCACTCGGGTTTCTTGTCGGTGAACTTGCCGTAATGACGCTCCAGCCCGAAAGGTGCCCTCTTGTACTTGGCAATGGGCTGTCCGTCTACATGGGACGCAAACATGATGAACTTGTCGTCCGCAATGTACGGAGTCACCATGGTGACGAAGTCCTCGGAGGCCTTGTACGTGTTGGCCGGGGGATATGCCACCTGAATGCGTCCACCCTCGGTATCGATACTGATGATGTATCGTTCCTCATAGGTGCCCGCACTTTGGTCGTTGAACCGGAGAAGCTCGCCGGTTTTGAAATCCTCAACCTTGTCAACAGATACCCACGTGGTGGATCCGCCGGTCACGGCGGCTGTCAACCAGGCACGGATTTCATACATCTCATCCACGACCATGAAGTTTTCGATGTCCAGGAGTCCGCCGATGATTGACGGATTCACGCCGATGAGTTCGTGGATACCGGCGGCGGAGCCACCCGTACCGTTAAACAGTCTGCCATCTCCAAAGTAATTCTTTTGGAGGAGCTGACGGATCGTGGTGTCATTCGACAGATGCTTGAGCACCTGGGAATTGAAAATGGCGTAGTTGGGAACGGCCCCACACGCCTTTTTCACCTTGATCTTGGCGTCCTGGATGTCTTTCAGGATGTTCCGGCTCGAACCCGTATCCCAGTAATAATCACTCGTCAAGGAGACGATATGATCGGACGGGATCTGATAGTCCAGGGTCATTTTGTAGCCGCCCTGTACCTCATAGGTAATGGTGCCGCCGGAAAGCATCTGAGCAAACATCCACTCCAGCCTTCGGTCGGAACGGCCCGAAAGTGCCGCCAGGTTGGTGGCGACCTTTTCCCGAGCTTCAGCGTAAACGGAATCGGTTCCCGGCTTGCGGAGATTGTTGAGGAATTCCTCATCGAAATACATCTTCTCCTTCCAGTAGGCCGCTTCCGCCTGATGTTTCGCAAAACCGAACGGAGCGGTCGTCGGGGCCGGGGCACCGGGGGCAACGAAGGGTGTCATACCCCTGCCGCCACGTTGTGATTCCCATTTGATTGAGCTGGACGGGGAATCGGAAACCGGAAACAATTTCGAAAGAACCAACTCCGGGGGCTTCATGAAGGTGCTCATAAAGTCCTGGATGACTTCCAGTTTCAGATCGGGGATGTCCGCACTTCCTCGTGCAAACTGTTCCACGTCAACCCCCATCTCGGCCAACATACGTTTTAATTCGCTCTTATTCATATCTACTTCACCTCCCCTCTTAGGGTGCTTACCTGATCATAAGCTGTTGGCCGAATACGGTGGCGGAAATGTCGGTCCGAGCCGCCGCATCAACATTCGTGAGCATACCATTCCAAAGCGCACAGTTGCCCCACACCAGTGTGGCAACAGCTCCCTTGGCATTGACACCGGTGCCGGTATCGACCGTCTTTTCGAGAATGCCCACACAGTCGGAGTAGTTGTTACCGGAGGTTCCGGCTTCAACAAACACATGGGCGAAACGGGCCGTGGTGAAGGCGGTGCCGCCGATGGCTGTGGTGAACGTGATGACCGCATAGTTGGAATATGTGGTCCGGTCGATGGCGGTGATGGCTCCAAGATTCTCGGCGGCTGTGACATTATCATTGATGATAAGATCATCCCCCACCTTGAACTTGTAGCTGTCGTCCAGGGTCACGTTGCCGGTGGTTGCGGTTAAACCGCTATTCGCCACCAGATACGCACGACCCGGATGATTTTCACTGGCACCACCAGTAAACGTGGTCGGATTGTAAGGAACGAGTTTCGCCACGTTTCCAGCCGCCGACAGGTTTTTAGCCAAAGCGGTACCCGCTTCGATCAGCCCGTAGCCCAACTGGAGAGTGATACTGGGAACCTTCAAGACCCCCTCATCACCATAGACGTAAATCTCCTTGTAATCCTTCTGCTGTCCAATGATCACTCCAGGAATATCCATGAATATTCACCTCCTCAAATGGTTTAAAAATTAAGTCCAGTCAAAACAAACGATGGCCTATATTATTTGTCCTCCTTGTGTCCTGCCAGAGAGAGCAAGGAAGTGGTGCGTTCCTTGTCCTTGAGTTTTTGCTTGTCGTCCTGTTCCCCATCGACACCGAGTTCGGAACGGCCACCGGCCCCGGCCCCAAGAACGGGACCCTCGGACTTGGTACGGCCTTCCCAATCGGAAATCTCGTCGGCAATGGCCTCCGCAAACTTCTCCACATCCAGAACGTTGTCTTCCACGAACTTGGTGTAAGAAACATGCTTTCTGACCTTGGGATACAGACTTTCCCGCAGTTCGGATTTCGCCAATGCGACATCCCAAATCTTGTCGGCCTCGGTCCGCAGTTCGTTCTCGGTCCGGATCGTTTCCGACTTTTCGAATTTGGCGATCCGCTCATCACTTTCGTCCAGCCGCTTGGACATGTCGGCCAACTGGGTATTGAAACCCTCACGCTCCTGGTCGAACTCTTTGTCCTTTTCCTGGGTAACGGCAAGCCGGATTTCAGCAGCGAATTCCTTTGCCACATCCGCAAACTTCTCTTTAAACTCTTTGAGATCCATCGAATTCACCTCCTCTTCCTGGGTTGAAGATTCTTTGTTTACGTCCTGATCGACGCTCAAACCAAGCTCCTCAATTTCAAGCTCGGTCTTTTCCTCTTTTGAAAAAGCCCGGGATTCGGTTTTCTTGTCCCACCCGAAAACGCAGACAGACGCTTCCTGATAAAAACATTCCCGCCAAACAGTAGCCGGACCTTTCATTGTGAAACCGTTCACTTCTACTTTCGACCCCTCGGCAACACGCTCCACTTTTGTCGGAATGGCATAGATGCTTGCCTGATAAGGAAAGCCCTGCGCCGACAGCTTTTGGAACTCCTCGCTGAAGGGAGTATCAACAAATACCGTTGAATCGGGATCGAGGATAAGCTTGTTGTCCTCTTTAAGGGGCTTTTTGGAGAACGCTACCTTCTTTTGCGTGTCGTGCTGTTCCAAAACCGGGAACTTGTTACGATCAAACTTCACGCCGGAAATGTCGATTGCCAGATCATCCCAGTACCAGTGGTTGCTGATGATTCCGCCTGAGTAGGCGACCATGCGAAGTTTCTTTCCCCCCTCGCCATCATCGGCAAAAGCACAAGCACCGGAAGCACCGGTATCGACAAGCCTCAATGCACCATTCGGGACTTTCTCCAATTTTTTCATCCCTCTGTCCTCCGAGAATTTAGAATTTGCTATCCTTATTGCCTTGGGAGCACACGTTTTGTCTGTGCCTCCATCTTTCAAACATTCCCTTAAAACCGCATTTGCAGTCCTAACCCATTTCTTTTTCTGCGCCGGAGTCAACCCCTTTTTATGTTTGTCAACATCCTTTACTGTCCAAGGCATGGCTACGACCTTGTTGTATGTTCATACCAATCAAGGGTTATTGTAAGAGCATTTGCATCCGCCCGTGATGTCACTTTGATTAGATAAGCTGTGTTCTTTTTCAGGACAAACTCATGCCGGGAGCTTGCACTCCCTCCAAGATTAACTTTTTGATTCGTTGTTGATGCTCCAAAGAACTTTTTCAGGTCGGCATCACCAGTTTGGCTTCCCCCCGGTGTATGGCAAACTGTAAGTAAAGAGGTGTTTGTCGGAGGATCACGCCATCTGTTAAAAGGAGTAATCGCATTATTGGCAACATGGGTTTTGGTTGTATCTTCCCACAGTTCGGCTGTCCCTGCAATAGCCCCCTCAATTTCGATTTCCATATGGGGCAACTTGTTGGTAGCTCCTGTCTCGACACGGACCTCAACAAATTCATCCGTATCCCGCAACAAAGAATATTCGACCAGATAGGCGTTCTTGCTATGGATCTCGCCATGGACATAGTCCACGAACATCAAAACCCATGTGACAGGATCGAATTTCGCTATTCGTCCCGCCGTGTCTACTATATAACGTGCCGCACTTTTAATTCCGGGAATGAAATTCGGCATTATTTCTTCTCCTTATTATCATCGGATGATTTGCTATCAGCCTTAGAGGGTTCCCCCTCCGCAGTTTCCTGCAAAGACTCCGCATCGACTGTATAAACAAGCTCAGGATATGTATCATCCTCGGTGGCCTTGTCCAGCCGAGCTTTAGCGTAACCTCCAACACCAAGTCTTCGTGCCACTTCCTTGTTGGGAATTCCGAGTGTCTCCGAAATCGGCCCATGTTTGACCCCAAGAAATGCCCTTGCCCTACCTTCGGAATCGATTGTCTCTGAAGTCGGGAATGAAAATTCGATCAGTTTTTCCGGCCTACGTGGAACCATTTTAAAGATGGGTTCTTTATTTTCATCCCATCCAACAGCTTTCTTCGTTCTCAAGAACTGCGGGAATTCATCGATTGAGGTCTTCAGAAAGAAGATGCTTCCCCAAAAGTCGAATCTGAGGAAATGCTCGAAATATGAAATTTCATCGGATGTTCTATCCGACATGGGTCCTCTTGCCGCCTTGACAGAGGAGAATGGCCCAGAAGGGCTCCCGGTAGTGACATCGGAAGGTTCGTTCAACCCGCTAATGACCATCTGGAGGATGTCCG